GAAAAAGATCCAGCGCAAAGATAGGAATCGATCAAGACGAGTGGGCTCGGCTCCCTTCGTGCGCGTATATGAGCCATCCGTCGAAGAGAAAGCGAGAGAGCGCTTGGCCGAACCCAAAATTGGCCTGGGCATCGACAGCACTCTGCCACCTACTCAAAAAGTACGTCGCGACCAGGTTAGGATCGACGCACACACGCAGCCCCTCGAAAATAATCAGTCACATCACGCCCTCTATGTCGCTGGATGGACACTAGCGCCAGAAGCAGATTAAGACCAGCGCCGGGCTTTTCGTATCTAGCATCACCTCCTTCCTCTAACCTGGCGATCAGCGGCAATTACTCCACACTCCCATGGACTAAAATCGGGTTGAGCTATGGAGGGATTACCCATGGACAAGCCGAAAACCGCAGAAGAGATGCGAGCGCTGCTACTCAGCCAACGCCCCGACCTGAAAAATGAACTTGCGGAAATGTCAGATTTTGAGCTTCTGCGACTCATGGTCTGCATATACAAAAGCGCGATTCACATCAAAGAGGCTGAGCTGATTGAGATCGAGAGGCGGCTGGACGAGACCGCCAGGGTTCTCTTTTCTCCTGTGCTTCACTGATCTCATCGGGTCTATACGTCTGGACGGGTTTTTCGTATGTACCCTTCCCTATCCAGAATCCAGGGCTACACTGAGATCAGCTGACGGATCAGCACCCCTTCGACAGATTGCCCGCTACCGAGCGGGCTTTTTGTTGCCTGCGTGATGGCCGGTGGCCAGAATGGTAGGATGGCGGATCAATTCACAAGGAGGTAGTCCATGTTTCGCCACATTCACCACTTTTTACTCGCCGCTGTACTGGTCACCCTAGTTGGATGTGCCGGAACCCCGTTCACCTTCGGACAGGCTAGCCAGGTCAAGGTCGGGATGACCGAGGACCAGCTCTACGAGATCATGGGTAACCCGTACATGGTCACCTCCAGGGAGGAAGGCCAAATGTGGGTCTACACCCACGCGACGGCGTTCGGTGGCGCGAAGTCCGTGTCATTCGAAACAAAGGACGGCAAAGTTACCAAGGTGCCGTACATTCCGAAGGACTTCATCGCCAAGCCCCGCTCTGACGAGTAATGCCGTTAGACCCAAGAAGCCCGCCTAGCGCGGGCTTTTCTTTGCTTGGCTTACAGTGATTTCGGGTCAACCCCAATCAGCTGAAGAGACTGGGAAAGCGATTCATCCAGTACGACCTCGCCCGTAGTGGACGCTGCCTGATTGATCCCAATCGTTCTGAACTTGAGGACCTGCCCCGCAAGCATCTGCCTCAAGATTGACTTGGCTTTATCACCGCCAGTTATGGTGTAGGGGCTCATCATCTTGTAAACATTTTCCATGGCTTGAGCCTGAGTTTTCTTTATCAACTCGGCCTGCTCCGCTGGCAATCCTAGCGCCAGCTCTGGTGAGGCGGGAACCAACCCCATCGGCGTCTCCTGGGGCGTGATCGTCCATGCTTCATTTTGATCGATGCGAATCTGGACTGTGCCTACGGGAATTTTGAATCGCCCTCCAGACATCAGGCCCACGTAGATTTCTCCACCCTCTTTCCGTACCACCGGATAGAACTTCAACGAGCTCGTAACGATTGAGCTACCAGCCGTGAAGTTACCAGTCGTAACCATCATCGTCGTTTTGTCCGTGAATTCATCTGTGCTTCCGGTAGCCTTCCAGGTCGATCCGGTAGCACAGCCTCCGAGGGTCACAGCCGTCATTGCTATTGCGATAATCCTTTTCATTGCCTTCCCCGCGTATTGAGTGCCGCGATTGTAGCAGGGCGCCATCCCCGATCAATTCACGCCATTGAGCGGGTTTTTGTTGCTCGCCCATCGCAAGAGCACAAATGTACTCCATCCACCATTGCCAATTTCGACTCGCTAAAATACTGTATGTACATACAGCAAAGGAGCACTGTGATGGCAAAGGCAAAGCAAGCACCAAAACCCCCGACCTCTTACGAGCTGCTCGGCATGCGGATCCACAAGATCATCAACACCCCTCGATCGCAGGCATCAAAGTCTGCCCTTTTGGAGCGATCTGCGAACGACTCGCCCGAGGACTGGGATCGCATCCTGGAAGAGATCGCCGAGAACGATAACGTGACCATTGCCCACCGCGATGATGGTGCAGTGCATATTTTCTGGACGGTACCCAAGGAATACTGAATTCACCCATCCCTCTTTGCCCGCCGCTGTGCGGGTTTTTTTTGGAGCGCCGAAAATAATATGACCGGAGGTATTGACCAATACACAATACCGGCGGTATTGTTCACCCATCGCAGCGCTACAGGGACTGCGAAGGGCCTCGAAAGGGTCCGCTCCGATTCGGAGTCGCTCTTTAAAAATTCAGAACACGATCCCGCTGCGGAAATAACAGCGGGGCCGCCTGTCCGGCAAGGACAGGGAGGGCCGATGCAAAGGCTCTGTCAAAAACTAACGATTGGCCGCTACGCCTCTACTGGAGACCGGCGATCTGATCTGACCTACCGCTACGGGAGTGACTTTGGCGCTGGAAGGAAACGCAGGGAGAACCTGCGGCAGACGAGGGATACCGAACTGGCGAATGACCCAGATAAGCGTAGCGAGACTGGCAACACGGAACATTTCACTGATGCACCTGGTTACCCGGGTGCATTGGGAAAACAACCGGAGCAGACGAAATGCCAACGAAGCGCGGAAGCGAAATTGAAGTGGGCGACGTGATCTACCTCGGTCTGGGCGATCGCACTGGCCGAGTAACTGATTTCCAGGCGCACCCACGGCTTGCCGAGATACATCCCGGCCTGACAGCCAGGGTTGCGGTAACCGATCGCGGCTCAATCACCATCATCGACCAGCAGCCGATCAGGGTGCCGGAGTGAAGCTTTCACTGGCAGGCCTTCGCAAGAGGGCCTGACGGGAAATCAACCGAGGGCAAGAGGATGCCAGACCCAAACAGCCCCAACGGCTGCTACCAGCGCCACAGGTATACGGTTCAGCGAACGCCACGCAAGAGCAGTGCCGGCTACCACCGAGCGATCTACGACCAGAACGGTCAGCAGGTTCTGGACCGTGCTGGATACGACGCAGAGCTTCTATTCTGCATTGAGCGCGGGCTGATGCTGAAAGAGGATCAGGCCCCGCTGCAAACCGCGTAGCTGCTCCACGCAGCGCCTAAAACGGAATGCATGGGCCAGCTCCACGACAGCCTGTCGTTAACTGCCCGAGCACCTGGTACTCCCCAGCACCAGGCCGCATCGGAGTGTGATCTGGTCTGCAGATGTCACAGCAGACCGAGGATGAAGCCAGCGATCAGGCAGCCCCTGGCGGTGAGCCTTTGTAGCGTTGCGAGTTGAACGGCGGTCTGTTGAAGAGACCGCACCTCCGACCAGATCACACCCCGATGCGGACGATTCTGCACCGCGCAACGCGGCCCCCTGCAATCACAGCTTGATAGGTGGCCACTGCCTCCCCAGTGAGCGAACAACGGAGACCACCACCATGGACTAGCACAATCCCTGCCCGACGCCCCATGCGCCCGGCAGGCTCGTTATGAAAGAGAGGTAAGCCCGGGTCGCACCGGGCTTTTTATTGCCGACACCACCCGCATGCACTCTCCTCCGCGCCCAACGGCAACCAGCGGAATGGATGAGTGCAGCCGAGTTTTGTTGGATCAACCATATGGAGAAAGCCATGTACATGCAGCCGCCAGATCCCGAGCGCTTCGGGTCGTGCTTGAAGTGCAACAGCCTGATCGAAGAGTCGGAACAGTCCGGCGGTGTTTGCTTAGAGTGCCAATCCGCAGATTTCGGTAAAGAGCCTGCATTCCCTGTAGGCGCAAACGAATACGGCGGGCACGGCACCTGCTTCGGAATCACGGCTCGCGATTACTTCGCGGCCAAGGCCATGCAGGCAATGATCTCCACCGCCGCCGACCCATGCCTCTTCGGTCTTGATGGGGCTGAGGTTCATACCGCTGGCGCCGCTTACGCAATGGCCGACGCCATGCTCGCCGCCCGCTCCGTCTAACCCCGCCACTCTGGAGGCGACCATGAACGCAGCACTGAAACTCTGTCAGGCCATGTACGACGCGCAGTTGCCTCCGGTGATGAGCGAAAGCGCGAAGGAAGTTGCTCGGTCGGAATGGCTGTTCAATGCCACCGAGCAGTTGGTCCGCTTCCGTGTCGATGTGAGGTTCCAGCGCCGGCTGCGTCCGGCGCAGGCCGTGTCGGTGGCCCAGTTCGCACTGGCGGTTGACGAGCATGTGAACAATCGGCTGGCGGACTGCAAGGTTCACACCCCTGCGCTGGGCTGGTTGCTGGTCACGACGGACGACAAGCCCGACAAGAACGCCGTCGCTGAACTGCTCGGCCACAGCGACCACCCGCTGGGCATGCTCGGTGAAATTGCAGAGGGCCTACTTCGGCCCCTTGTAGGTGATGCGCTGATTGCCCAGGCAGAGGACGAAGAGCTATGAGCCCGTACATCCTAATCGATGAGGCCCTGGCCGGGCTTGAGCATCCCGATTGCCCGCCCGGCAACAGCATTCTGGTCCAGCAGATCATCACCAACCTGATGACCGACCAGTTGATCACCCTCGAAGAATTCAGCCACTACTGCCAGCGTCTGCTGAAGCATTGCAGGCAGCGCAAGGAGTTCGCATGAGTACGCCACCGGTTAAAACGCTGATCGACGAGCAGCTCGACGAGATCGAGCGAAGCCTGGCGGTAATCGGCGCGGGCCTTCCCCGCGAATTGCCGGTCTCCGCCCTGCCGCCGCAACTTGTGGCGGCCATCAAGGCCGGGCGGATCGCCGTGAGGCCGCGGCCATGACCTCCTACCAGCGCGCTAAGCGCTACTGCTTCTGGCGCGGCTCAGCCATCACCCTTCTCCTCTTTACTGCCTGGATGCTGGCAAGCGCCTACTCCGGCCAGCTCACCCAATAACCAACACCGTCAAACGCTGCGTGCATCGCGGCAAGGATTCCCCATGTCCGCAGTAATGAAGCAGGCCGACAACGTGCCGGCGATGTCTGAAGCCGCGCTCGTCGAAGTGCTCAGCGGCAGCCTGTACCCGGGCGCCGAACACAACTCGGTTGTAATGGTTCTGGCGTACTGCCAAGCGGCGCACCTGGACCCGATGCTGAAGCCAGTACACATCGTGCCCATCTGGAACACGAAAGCGAAACGGATGCAGGACACGGTCATGCCGGGCATTGGCCTGTACCGGATCCAGGCGGCCCGCACCGGGCAATACGCTGGCATAAGCGACCCTGAATTCGGGCCATCGATCACCACGAAGCTGGCAGGCGTCGAGGTCACCTATCCGGAGTGGTGCCGAGTCACGGTGAAGCGCCAGATGTCGAACGGACTTGTTGCCGAGTTCACCGCCAATGAGCGCTGGCTTGAGAACTACGCCACTGCCAGCCGCGACAGCATCGCGCCGAACGCCATGTGGAAACGGCGGGCATTTGCGCAGCTTGCCAAGTGCGCTGAAGCCCAGGCGCTGAGGAAAGCCTTCCCTGAAGTCGGATCGGCTCCCACCGCTGACGAAATGGAAGGCAAGACCTTCGAGGAGGCGGCGCGGGATGTCACCCCGCAGCAGCAATCCCAACCAGAGCCAGAAGCCCTGCCGGCCTACTCGGACGAACTGCTCGACGAAAACCTCGTCAAGTGGCAGCCGCTGATTGATGCAAACCGCACCAGCCCCGAACACCTGATTGCCACCATCCGCAGCAAGTACACGCTGAGCGATGCGCAGATTGAAAAAATCAACAACCTCAAAGCCCTCGACGGAGAATCCGCATGAAAATTCATAACGTAGCTCAAGGCTCCGCCGAGTGGCACGCCCTGCGCGGCCAGCACTTCACCGCATCCGAGGCGCCGGCAATGATGGGTGTCTCGAAGTACCAAACCCGCACTGACCTGCTGACGCTGAAAAAGACCGGCATTGCGCCTGACGTGACCCCGTCGCAGCAGCACATTTTCGACAGAGGGCACGCCACTGAGGCACTGGCCCGGCCGCTGGTGGAAGCGATGATCGGCGAAGAGCTTTATCCGGTCGTAGGTACCGAGGGCAACCTGCTTGCCTCCATGGATGGCGCGACGATGCTCGGTGAGACGCTGTTCGAGCACAAGCTCTGGAACGAAACGCTGGTCGCCCAGGTGAAGGCGGAAGACCTGGCTCCGCACTACTACTGGCAACTCGAGCAGCAGCTTCTGGTGAGCGGCGCCGAACGTGTGATCTTCGTGTGTTCCGACGGCACCGCCGAGAACTTCGTCAGCATGGAATATCGCCCGGTTGCCGGCCGCGCCGAGCAGTTGGTCGAAGGCTGGAAACAGTTCGAGGCGGATCTCGCCGGCCACGAATTGGCAGATGCCCCGTCAATCGTAGTCGGCAAGGCCCCGGACGAGTTGCCAGCGCTGCGCATCGAGCTGACCGGCATGGTTACCGCCAGCAACCTGAAAGTGTTTGAGGAATCGGCTCTGGCGGTCATCGATTCGGTGAAAACCACGCTGACCACCGACCAGGACTTCGCGGACGCGAAAAAGGCTGTGAAGTGGTGCGGAGACGTTGAGGACGCAGTCACGACGGCGAAGAAGCAGGCACTGTCACAAACCCAGACCATCGACGAACTCTTCTGCTCGCTGGACCGCATCAGCAAGCACGCCCGGGAAACTCGCCTGAAGGTCGACAAGCTGGTGAAGGCTCAAGAGCTGCTGGTGAAGACCAACATCAAGCAGAAGGCCGAGCAGGCACTGACGGATCACGTCGCAGCCATCAACAAGACCCTGGGCAAAGTGACCCTGCCGGCGGTGACCGCCGACTTCGCCGGCGCCATGAAGAACAAGCGCACCATCGCGAGTCTGCAGGATGCCGTTGATACGGAACTGGCCCGGGCTAAGATCGACGCCAGCCAGATGGCCGACGCCATTCGCCTGAACCTCGAAAGTCTGCGCACCCTGGCCGTCGACCATGCCTTCCTGTTCGTCGATGCCCAGCAGTTGGTCATGAAAGCCAACGACGACCTGGTCGCGCTGATCAAGGTTCGGATCGCCGAGCACAAGAAGGACGAGGAAGCGAAAGCCGAAGCCCAGCGCGAGCAGATCCGAAAGGAAGAACTGCAGCGTATCGAGGACGAAGCCAAGGCGAAGCAGGCAGTTGTCGAGCCTGTTGCTGAGCCAGCGCCGATTGTAACGCCGGCGCCGATCAAGTCCGCACCGATGGCGCAGTCGGCACCCAAGTCGGTGACCGCGCCAGCGCACCAGGCGGTGAGCCTTCAGGCCGAAGTATTCGACCTGCTGGATCTGGTCAAAGCCGTGGCCGATGGGCAGGCGCCTATCTCTGTGCTAACCGTCAACTGGGAAGCGCTCGATGCGATGGTTGCTGACCAGGGTCAAAAATTCAGCATGGCCGGCGTGAGGCTGGTGCAGGCGGCAGCATGATCAGCAACCTCAGATCGGATATCGAGTTCCGCCGCGAGAAAGCACTGGAGCTTTCTTTTCAGGTCCAGCAACACCTGGCAGCGGGCGGGAAATACACCATCGGTAAAAGCCCGGTGATTAATCCAGATCCCGCCAAACGCTCCGAAAAGATCGACCCCGAAACCATCCTCAAGCGCCGCAAGCCTCCGATTTCAAGGGCTGAGCGTAACGCGCTGCGCAAACT